TAACTTCAGGAGAAGGACAAGGACAAGGACAAGGACAGAAACAAAATAAAGAAAAAGGATTATTCATTATGTTTACAAATATTAAAATATTTAGAGATGATTCAACATTATCAACTGGTACTGATAGTTTTAATATTAGTAATAATTTAAATACTAACTCTAAAAAAAATCTAAATAATAATTTAAATTTATTATGTGATGCTGAATATGATACTCTTGAATTTGCTCAAAGTATTTCTTCAACAACACAAGGTATAGACACTAAAAGTGGTGGTTATTTTTATTATCCATCTAGATTAACTAAAAAATTTAAATTAAAAGATATAAAACATTTAAAAACTATAAATAAAATAAAACGTTTTACAACTCTTAAAAAACTAAATAAAAATAAAAAGAATTTATTTACAAGTAAAACTAAAAAACTATTATAATTAAAAAATTATTATAACTCAAATGATTATTTTTCTTTTATTTTTCATATTTTCAAATAAATAATTATATTTAATTAATATAATAAATAAACTATAATTTAATTAAAGTATTACTAAAAATACAATGCCTAGAACTAAAAAAACAAAAACAACTAAAACAAAAGAAACAACTAATCCTTACCAAAATATTATAAATGTTATTAATTCTTTAAGTCATTCTAGAAACAAACATTCTTTTAGTAAATCTAGAAATAATCTTCCAGCACAACTAATGACAATAGACAGAAAAAATAAAACAACTTCTAAACATTCTTCTAAACCTCAAGTCTTTAATAGAACCTTTAAAAGTTCAAGTTCTTTCTCAAGTATTACCCAAAATGGTGAAACTCATTCTGAAGGTAAAAAAGTTATTAATAATTCATTAAACCCTTTTATTGTAATTAACGAAATGAAAAATGGAGACGTTCAACATTATATGATACCAAGAACTTCATTATCTCAATCTCATTCTAATAATAAAAAAAGTAAATCTACTAAACGTAAAACAATAAAGAGAAAATCAACTAAACGTAAAACAACTAAACGTAAAACAATAAAGAGAAAATCAACTAAACGTAAAACAAAAACATCTAAAAAATCCAACTCTAAATCAAAATCAAATAATTAAATTTATATTTATTTATTAATTTTTTATTTTCTATAGTTTATTATTTTCAATAGTTTATTATTTTAGATAGTTTATTATATATTTTATTTATTATTTTATATAATTTTATCAATACATATATAAATATAATTTTTATTATTTCAATTATTTCAATTATTTCAATTATTTCAATTATTTCAATTATTTCAATTATTTCAATTATTTCAATTATTTCAATTATTTCAATTATTTCAATTATTTCAATTATTTCAATTATTTCAATTATTTCAATTTATTTATTAATTTTAATTTATTAATTTTAATTTATTAATTTTAATTTATTAATTTTAATTTAATTAATTATTTTTTTAAAAATAAAATAGATTACAATATTAATATATAAAAAAATATTTTACGTATTTTTCTAATAAAAAAATATTATAATTATATAATAGAGAACTATAAATTAAATCATGTCTGAAAAAACTGGTATTATTATTTTAGCTGTATTAGCAATTATTGCTCTTGGTTATTTATTTATGACTAATGAAATGCCAAATACTCAACCTCATATGAATCATCGCAATAATGCTCCTATGACTAACCATATTGAAAACTTCACTGATGTTCCTGCCCCTGCCGAACAAGTTTATGTTAGATCTGAATTTAACGATGTTGATGGTAGTGAAGCAACTGGTGAAAATGAACAACCTCAACCTCTTCAAGATGAAGAAAATGGTGTTCAAATGAACCAACTTCCTTCTGAATGTTTCCCTAAAGATGTTTTATCAAGTGGTGACCTTCTCCCTAATGATGCTAATTCTCTTTGGGCTCAAGTCAGTCCCTCCGGACAAGGTAGTCTTGCCGACCAAAACTTTTTAACCTCTGGTTTCCATATTGGTATTAACACTGTTGGACAAAGTCTTCGTAATGCCAATCGCCAACTCCGTAGCGAACCCACTAATCCCCAAGTTAAAGTCAGCCCCTGGATGCAAACTACTATTGACCCTGATATTAACCGTCGTCCTCTTGAAATTAACTCAGCCGACCAATAAATTAATTTATGTAATTAATAAACTAAATTACTATGTTTAAATTTAATACCTATTTATATTCATTTTTACTTTTTATTATTCATTATTAATTAAATAATTAAATAATTAAATTATTAAATTATTAAAAAAATAAATTATTAATTACTTTATAATTACAATATTACAAATATTACTAAACTTATTTTATCTATTATTTATAGTAATTAATTAAATAAACAATATTTTATATTAATTTAAAATTTCAAACAATGGCAGATATTAATAATAAAATAACAAATAAATTTATCATAAATAATAAATTAAATAATAATAATAATCAACTACATAAATTAATTCAAACTATAAAAACTAAAAAAACTAAAAAACAAAAAACAAAACAATATTCTAAAACAACAAGTAAGAAACATTCTAGAACAACAAGTAAAAAACTAAAAACAAAAAAATATTCTAAATTATCAAATAAACAAAACAAATACATAATTGTTATACCAAGTTATAATCGTCCAGAACTTATTCAACAAAAAACATTATCTTTATTAAAAAAACATACTATAAAGTCAAGTCATATTGTTATTTTTGTAGCAAATAGAGAACAATATGATTTATATAAATCTAAAATACCTAAACAATTATATAATAAATTAATTATTGGTGTTAAAGGATTAAAAAATCAACGTAATTATATTAGTAATTATTATCCTGAAGGAACACATATTGTTCAAATGGATGATGACTTAGAAAAAATAGTTCAACTTAATGTTGAAAATGGTAAAAAAACAATAGAACCTATTTCTAATCTAGATACATTTATTAAAAAAGCATTTCTTTTGTGCCAAACAAATAATATATTTTTATGGGGTGTCTATCCATTAGCAAATTCACATTTTATGACTAATACAATTACAACTGATTTACGTTTTATTGTTGGACCAATGTGGGGTATGATTAATAGACATCATCCTGATTTAGAATTAACTATAGATGAAAAAGAAAATACAGAACGCACATTACAATATTGGTCTATGGATGGTAAAGTATTACGCTTTAATAATATTGGTATAGAAACTAAATATTATAAAAATAAAGGTGGAATGCAAAATGAAGGTAAAAATAGAAAAGAAGAAGCACTTAAATCAGTTCAATACTTACATAATAAATATCCTACTATAACCAAATTACATTTAGGTAAAAAAAGTGGTGTTCCAGAATTAAAATTAATTAGACATAAAGCATAAGATGATTAATTATAATTACAATACTTATTTTTTATTATTTTATTATTATTTTTTTATTATTATATTATTATTTTTTATTATTTTTTAATTATATTTACTAGCATCAGATTGTGTTGTGCTCCAGATACTTCTTTGTTTAATTGGGTCTTTATTAATACAAAACCAATTATCTTTTCCTTGTATTTCAGCCCATCTTTGGTCTAACGCCCAATGTTCATATCCTTTACTTGACATATTAGTTGATAACATATTATTATTACAATGATTAAATAAATCTAAAATATGATTAACATAATCTTTTTTTACAATATACGCTGATGCTGTTGTTGCTGATTTTAATTTTTCAATATTTAAAGGTATAACTTCTTTCTTTTCTTCTTTCTTTTCTTCTTCAAAAACTAATCCTAAATCTATAGGTAATGGTTTAGTATTATTATTATTATTATTCTTAAGTTTATTTAGTTTATTATAATCTTTATCAAGCACTTTATTAGCAGTGGCTAACATAATAACATTCCAATCAGGATAATGAGTATCAAGTTCAGTTAAAGATTTATTAATAACATTATTCATTGTTTCTGGAGATATATTTAATTCAGCATCATCTTCTAAAATTAATACTCTATTCCAATTATTTAATTTAATCATATTAAGAGCAAGAATATGAGATTGAATACACCCTTTATGACCATTTTTAGGCATATAAACACCACTTACTTTATAGACTTTACTCATATCGGTATTTAATTTTTCTAATTCTTTCAATACTAAGTCTTTACGGTCATTTCTTGCTTCTAAATTAATATAAATTATTGCGTCTAATTGATTAATACCATTTTGTTCTGTAAAAAACCCTTCCCAACTACGACGAATTAATAGATATGCTAGAATACTTACTAATAAAAAAAAAACTATTAGTTCAATATTAGAATGGATATATTTTTTAAATGTCATTTTATTTTTTTTTATTACTAATTATATATAATATTTTTAATTTATACTTTAATATTATTTCTAATATTAAGTTCAAAATAGTTAAATATTTTAGTTAAATTATGATAATTACGACATTCTTTATCTAAATTAGAAAACCCACATTCGCAGTTAAAATAAATGTAATTCATCGTATTCCCATTTTTCAAATCAAAACTAATTTTGTCAGTATATAACATACTTAAACAATCAGAATGATAAATCTTACCACAGCAATTTGTTTTAACATAAGGGCGAAAGATATAAGACACACAAAAATGACATTGTTCTGGTGTAGTAATATGTGTTTTAATACTAAAATGTTTACAATATTCATTCATAATTTGTGTTGGTGTTGGTGTTGGTGTTTTTGTAATTGGCACTGACACTGTAGGTTTAGATTTAGGAGTAAATACAAATTTATTTTGAACTAAAGGTGATTGAGGTGATTGTGATTTTAAAGTTAAATTAGAAGGGGATGATGGCACAGAAGGTGTCTTTGCTTCTAATATTTCTTTTGATAATACAGGTTCAGGTCTAGTTCTAGTTTTAGTTTGATTACCTTTTTCTGCTTTTGGATTTAATAATTTAGTTTCTTCAATAGGTTCTAATTTAGGTTCTAATGGAGGAGGTGAATTACTTCCTGACCTAGTGCGTAGCCGTTTAACTTGGTTATTAGAAGATTTAAAAGAAGGTGAAATTGGGAATTCATTTTGTTGTCTATTTTTTTTATCACCACAATTAAAATTTTTATAACGAGGTGGTATTTCATAAGATGGAGAAGTTTTACCACTATTTACACTATATTGATTTGTTGGTGATGGCGATTGTGATGGTGTTAGCGATTTAGTTTTTACCACTAAACCACTATTACTAAAAGTTGGATTTTCTTGGAATTTAAGAGTTGGTTGTTTAGGAGAATTAGTTCTCTGAGACATTTTCTTTAAATTTACTTTATTTGTAATAAATACTAAAATAAGTTCAGTAACGAGTTTATTGAGTAATACACTTTTAATATAATTTTAGTTAAGTATTTAAATATTCAATTTTTTATTTATTTTTATTATTTTTAATTTTTTTTCATTTATTTTCTTATTTTAATATAATTATATAAAAAAAAATAATATGGTTAAAAAAATATTAAAAACTAAA